ATCGGTTTGTGTTGCATTGGGGAATCTCTCAACAACATAGTGCCATACGACATCAAGTGTTGTTTGTTGACTCAACCCAGTAAAGTATGCTCCAAACTGGTTAAAGTTCGAATCACATACTGAAGTTGCAATATAGGGCTGAGTCCCTCCGGTTGTAATCGATGTAGTATAATATTGTCCATTTGAAACAACCTCATACGCTGTCGAATTAGCAACTCCACTATCCCAGATAGGAATATCAGCCTTTGCTAGTGTTCCAACCATGTATACACCCTTCTCAGCCGACCAAGATTGACTCCCGTTTAGAATCAATGCATTGGTAGCTGTACTAGGAATTGGTGGGTAAGTATAATTCATGGTACTTCCATAATAATTTGTCGCCACTGGAGTCCAGAGTAAAGTATTAACTGTTCGATCCTGTGGTGTTCGTGGTTGTCTCCAAACGACACAGTTCCCTTGACGATACAAGGGAGCTGTAGTGTTCCATATCTCTATGGCAACAGCTAAAACACGAAATGGCACACCCAAATTAACAATTGGGGCCATACATGATGCATTAATAGTGGTTGGTACATCAAGATTGGTGCCTGATGCAGCCCATCGTACATTCACCCCACCCATATTGTAAGGAGTTGCTCCTTGAACAGATACGGTCAGCTGATTTGCTGAAGGGTTCTGAGTAACAACGGGAGCTGCATTAAAACACCCATCATATGCAACAGAACAATCCCAATTACCAGCTCCAGGCCCGTTAAGGGTCTGTTTCTGGCGAAAGGATTGGACTATTGACTTGGCGGTTATCATGTCGGGATAACCGGCAAGATTTCGTTCCCCATCCGGGAACGGATCCAACGCACATTCCATCCACTCAATAGCTGCAGGGGAACACCCCACAGCTAGAGCTTGTCTCTCTATTCGCTTTTGTGCTTTCATTGCTTTCGACATCACATAAAATTTCTTTTATTCCAACCTCCTTCCTAAGAAATTCAAAGTTTTTCAAACCCTCCAAGTTTCCAGCATACCAATCTAAGGTTGCTTTAAATGTTGGAAGGCTGTACTCAAGTCCTTTAGTGAATAATTTTGCAACGTAGGGATGTGAGGTACGTACGAGTGCAAATTCAATTGCATCGCGAAACCGATTATACACAAATTCCCCATGTCCTGCCGACATAAGCATAAGCGAAATCATCTTCGATAACTCTTTGTCAATATGCACTCCTTTCGTGAGAGCATGTTGAAATGAATAACACAACCTAGGGAGCTTGTATATTGGTACAAACACCCTTGGCTCTATCTCATGTAAACTAAATCCTAAAAACGTCATGCCTTCTAAGCTATGCGATATTACAAAAGGATCAAATTCAAATCCAAAGAGTGAGAAAGTTTTAACAAAAACTTCTCTGAAAACTTCATCGGAAACATTGATATTATCGCCGCCCAATACATCATCTCCAAATATAAAACATTCTACTATGCTATCAATCTCCACCTCGTTCAACCCTAATTCAAGGAAAGCCAAGATGATAGGAAAAGACATTCCAATAATATTATCACCAGTAGTGGTTCCAGAACCAGAGTTGTTACCCCAGCTCATTTCTACCACATCACCATTCGGCAACACTATTGTACTAATTTGCTTATTCCTAGCAACCCATTGTTTAAATGGATCATCAGGGATTGATTCACATCTCAAGTCTTGAACATCTTTCATGTGGGGAAACAATCGGTCAAAACCTTTGACATCCCACTCCCAATATCTCTTAAAGTGTGACAGGCGGTCTGCCATACGGCTCACTCCCCCTTCATAGGGGTTAAAACCATATGCACTCCACCAAAAATCTTTGATTGCTTCATTTTGACGACCAAAAATTTTCTTATCCTGCCACAACATGGACATGGGTTCTATAATAAACGTTCTCTGTTTCATTTCACCAACATAGACCGCTGTTTCCTTGATTTCATTCTTACCAGAGACCTTCCATAACGGGATCTCTTTGAGAATCGTTGAATCCATAAATTCATCAATCAAGCCACCTAGAATACAATCGCCTTTCGTTCGAAAGCCACGATGTGTTTCTAGCCAACCAGGCGCCTTCGTGAGATCCATATCTTGGATAATCTCAGAAGGAGTCATCTGCGAAACAGCTAGCTGTGGGCCCCACTTCTTATGCAGAAGTGAGACACAAGCAGGCCATAAGGGGTGATCCAAATAGTTCCTACACACCGCTTTATCCATCTTTCGGACAGACACGTCGAGTGTGCGTTTTGTATCATACGTGTAACAATAATCACCGGCATTCTCGTCAAACCATATTTTCATATCCTCTGGTACCTTGGTTTCATAAAGATAACCTTTTTCTAGGTAGGGATTCACAAATAATGGTTTTGGAGGGCTAGGTAATTTACCCAAATAGTTGAAAAATTCATAGGTATTTGTTCCGAGGGCCATCTGGCTCCAGACTCGATAAACTATTTCCTCACGTATTCCAACG